GGACATCGGACGGTGGCGCAGTCTTGCCCACCACCTGCACGGTCCCCTGGCTCCAGGCTCCGCGCACGCCGATCGAATTGATCGCCCGAATGCGGACGTTGTAGCTGGCTCCATCTTGCACCGGCGAGACCCAGGCCACGCCCAATTCGGCAGCCACGATGTCCACCGGCGACCATCCAAGATCGGTGGTCGCTTTGGATTGAATCTCTACCTGACCCTTTTGGGCGTAGACCTCTGTGGGTGCGGTCCAGCCGACCCGGATGCGGGAAATGACAGAGCCATCAGCCAGTCGAAGTAATTCAGATGTACCGGAGGCCAGAGTGAGACCCGACACCGCAGGCACGCTGAACGGGTCTGGCAAATTGGACTGAGCTATGACGGCAGCAGGCGACAGGACCGCTTGCGTGTAAACACTGACGCTGTATTCACGGGCTACGACATAGACCTCATCGTTGTCCTTGATCTCAATTTGCATGATCCGAAACAATTTGGCCGACCAACCCGGCGTTGAATGCGTAATTGGCACCACGTCCCCAACCTCGCAGCGCAAGCCCTCCTGAAAAGCGGAGAACTTCACGACCAAACCGTAGCGGCTCTGGTTAAGGGTCAACTGACCGATGTTTTGCGCCCGGTAGCTGTTGGCTGTGAAAGGCAAATCAATCTTGGCTTCCAGAATCAGACCGTTGTCAGTGGCACGCAAAGCTGTGGACTCCACCATTGCCAAATCGGGCTGCCACTTCTTGGCCGGGTTATAGAACCCTGCGGTGACCCGGTTGTACTTGGCGCGTTTACCGGCCTGGCTGATGACCCAAGAGCCGGTGATGTTGCTCTCAGTGAACCCGAAGCTCGAGGCTGTGGTGGCCACATCAAGCACCAAACGGTACTTGCCTCCGCTAAACACCAACATGCCCCGGCACGCGGTGAGCAACGCGCGCACGTTGTCATACGCGGTCTGGTTTGTGTCGATCGTTCCGTCGCAGGCGTAAGCCGCATAGTTCACTTGGGTCAGCGTGTGTTGGCCCGAACCTGCGGAAGTCAGATCGATGGCCACACCGGCAAAGGCATTGGTCAGTGTGGTGGCCAGTTGGTAGCTGGTGTCAGTTACCTTGATCGCGTAATAAGTTGTCCCTGCGACCAACGGACTGGTCAAGGTGGCGGTGCTGCTCACTTTGACACCGTCACCGGTGTCGATCGGAATCGGTTGGGAGAAAGTCAGCACTTCGGTCGTGGTGCTGACCGTGAAAATGTCAGAAAAACTGGGGGCCGTAATCCGGACATCACAGGCGTTCGCAGCTGCTGCAATGCTCGTGTCATCGATCGCGCTGCTGGCGATGCCTCGCCCGTAGATCGTGTTACTCAGGTAGTCCCGAAGGACGAGTGCTGGGTTGTTGGAATAGCGGGTCTGACCGTCTCGTGGGTCGAACAAGGTTCTGCCGCGCACATCGGCGGTGATCGTGGGCAGGCCAGAGAAAGCGTTGCGGTCGTACTTTAGCTTGACGTACAAGTAGGCGCAGTTGGAAAGTTTGCAGGCACTGGTCCATTTGGGTACATCAGCGGTCAGCGCTGCATCGGCTGCTTCACCTGGCGTACCCAGGTGCTTGGTAACAGTGACCAGGCCATTGAATTTGGCGTCACTTGAAAGCACATCGTCCAAGTACACGTTATCGATCGCGGTCACGGGGCCTTCTGACAGCACTAGCACCAGATGCAGGTATTCGTTGCTGCTTCCGGAGACCTCAATGAACACCCGTGTGCCACCCACCCGTCGACGACCGTAAATCACCGGGATGGGGTCGACATTGCTCTGGGAGTTGATCAGGATGCCCTGCGCTTGGGCCGAAGACAGCGCAGACTGGGCGCTTGAGGGCGAATTCGAGCCGATCAGTGACTGCACCGCCAGATTGGCAACACCCACGGCGACCAAACCGGTCGCACCGCCGATGAAACTGGCGGTGGCAAGGGACGCGCCAAGAACGTCAGCCGCTGCAGCCGTGATGCCCGACTCAATAACTATGCCAAGTACGGCATCGGCGACCACCGCACCCACAGCCTCCGACACCACCGATCCAACGATGGCTCCAATAACGATGCCAGCCATTACGCGACTTCCTTATCCCGAACTACCTTGGCATACATGCGCTCGACGTCCTGGTAGCCCAGGTGTCCGAGCAGGCGTCCGAAGTCTTTGGTCTGTTTGACGTGGTAATAAATTTTTTGGACGCCCTGGGCTTTGAGGCCCATCTCGGCAAAGCGCAGCAGTTTCAGAACGACACGCCCGGCACGTACCTCGGGTACGGCATAAACAGCGCTGTTGGCAGCGACCAGTGCGTCCTGGTAATGGATATGGGACTGCACGATGAATGCGGCATAGCCCACGATCACGCCATCGCGTTTGGCGATGAAGGTGGCGAGTTTCCCGGCAGCGTCGAGTTCACCGTAGCGTGCCCAGTCGATGTTCAGACGATCGAGATCCTTCTGGCCGACTTCCTCGTACTCACGCTCGGCCAGGGCTTGGAGTTCTTGGGTTGCCGTGCCAATCGGGATACGCGCATAGGTGTAGAAAGATCGTCCGCTCTTCACAGTGATCCCCACTTGATTTCCCGATTGATGTTGGTGACGAACTGAAACCCACGGTCGCCCGGAAACCAGATCTGCTCTTCAGGGTCATTGGTGTGCCTGCCCGGCGTGCGTTGGAAATCCACCCACTGCGAGCTGGCAGTCACTGCGATCGTGCAGGTGCCGTTGTTCGGGTCGTCGGAGATTTCCATGCTGTCAATCCGACCATCGAACACCAGCAAAGGGTTGCTGATGATGGCCAGGCGGTAATCCAGAAAACCTTTGTAGATGGCGATGCGCCGGTCGATATAAGGCTTGGACAGTGCAATCGAAATCCAGGTCTGGTCTACTGCCGAGACTTGCACAGTGACATTGGGGATGCTCATGTCACTGGTCTCTGATAGACCGGAGAACCCCAGAAAGTGGCCGTTGGCCGTATAGGTGTTGGTACTCCACAGCACGTTGATCCAGGCGTCCGTCATGCGGATGGTGCCGTCATCGAACCATGCCTCAACCAAATAGACGGGCTGATTGCTGGATTTAAGGATCTCGGCAATGAACTCTGAACTTGCGCCGCGATCCATTAAAAGGCCTCCACCAACTGCAAGCTGAAGTTGTAAATTGACCCCGGAGCTACAGCTGATTCCATCGTGTCTGTGCCCAAAGCCAGAGTGAACGGCACGTTGCGCACGGTGATAACTGCACCGTCGGCAGGCACTGCCAGCAAGGCAGGCTCAATTGCCACGGTAGCAAGGCCAAAGGCATCTGCGTTCACATCAGCGGTGACCATGTAGACCTTGGTCTGGCCAGCAATTCCAATGAAGTCGCCTGCTTTCAGCGCGCCAGAAAGACCTGCGGTCCAGCCGCGCGTAGACAGACTTCTGCCTTGCTGATTAGCCCCGTTGATCTGCGGTGTTCCAGTGCCCACCCCTTGCGGCAGCTTGTGCGCAGGCAGCACAGCTGTGAAGGTGTCCCACTGGCCGCGCTGGGCAACAACAAAGGCTTGGATTGGCGCGAATTGCGCTCGGGTCAAACCTACCCAATCCGCAGTGATCACCCAGCGCTGAGCGCCATTGGTGCGCACACTGCGACGCAGATTGTGCGAAATCGAAACACGTGTGGGCTGGTAGGACTGAATCTTGATAGCGCTGGGCGCTGGGGTTAAAGGAAATGTGCCGCTCATGACTTAGCCTGTGATCCCTCGGCATTCATGCCGTTATCCCGAACCGACCACGCATGTTGAGCGCCTGATTCACGATACCCACCACCACTGCCTTGTTTTGCACCATGGCGGACTGGAAACTACGCGCGTCCATCGCCCGCACGGAAAAGTTGATGTTGATTGGCGCTTGGGCTGAACTGCTGTTACCGCCGTCCGGCGAAGCTGTTGTAACAGGCGACTTCCCGTTGGGAACGATCGTTCCTGCGCCATTGGGCACAAACCACTCCGGGCCTTGCTCACCCACGATGTAGGGCTGACCGCCAGACACCGGACCGCCATCGGCTTTGAACAAACCCGACAGAAAATTACCTGCACTGTTGAACATCCCCGAGAGCGACAAACCACTGGTCGCTTGCGCCAGTGGTTTCATGATGCTGTTTTGAATCTGGATGCGAATCAGATCCGCAATGATGGAGTTGGCCAGGCTCTTGAAGTCGAGCTTGCCGGTCTGCACAAAGCTCACCAGCGCGTCCTCCATGCCCTTGAATGCATTCGTGAATAGCCGCTCGGATTGGGCTGCTGCGTTGGTGACCGTGTCGACGTAGTTGTTAAGGGCTTTGTTGACGCCCGTCTCCCAAGAGCGCTCAGCGTCCCATCGGGCTTCTATCGCTTTGATCATGACTGCGGTTGATTTGACGGCCTCATCGCGCAATCGTTGCTGCGTATCTGCCGTCAGTTTGGTGCCGCTTTGCTCGGCATCCCAGATTTGCTGCTCGACCGCGAGGAAGTTCTTACGCTTGACGTTGGCGATCTCCTGCGCCTGGGCGTTCATGCCAATCAGGTCGGTCTGGAAGATGTATTGTTCGTTGGCCTGCTCGAGGCTGTGCGTGAATGCATTGATGCGCTTTGTCTCATCGAACTTCTGCTGCGCGTCGAAGCGGTCATTGACAGCCTGGACCAAGGTTGCAGTTGACTTGGTGGCCTCGGCTCGCAATCTCTGTTGCGCCTCGGCGGATAACTTGGAGCCGTTTTTTTCTGCATCCCAGATTTGTTGTTCAACAGCCAAGAGGTTTTTGCGACTCTCAGTGGCAAGCGCCTGATCGCGCGCATTCAGGCCAATCAACGTGTTTTGAAACTCGTATTGCTGGTTGGCAACATCCAGGCTGTGGGCGAAGGCATCAATGCGTTTGCCCTCATCAATCGACTGGATGCTTGAAACGGTGGCCGTTACCTTGGCCATATCACCCAGGCGGCCTTCCTTGACTGCAAGCAGGCGACCTTTTTCTATCATGGCCTCGTACTTGCCCAGCTTGTCTTTGATGGCCTCGACATTGAGCGAGTCCAGGTACGAATCAAACGGGCTGGTTTTGTCAGGCCGCTGGTCTGGAATGGCAAAGGAGCGCTTGGGTGACTCGACGGGCTTTTTCAGACCCGCATCACGCTGGGCAAACTGCTCATCGAGTTTGGTCAAGAACAGCGGCGCGGTCCAAATCTTGACCATGTCCTCGTTGAAGGACTCGGCGTGGCTCTTGAGGTCCGAGGTCAGCGTCGCAAAGCGACGTTTGACGGGATCGAGTGACTTTTCACTGATCATCTCTGCACCAATGCCATCCATGAAGGCAAGCACCGACACAATGTCTGCGCCGGTGGCTGCGATGGCGTTACCGGCAATGCGAACAATCCGAACGCAAGCGTCAAAGATGTCGATGAAGGCAGCAACCGCACGCAAGCCTTCCCGTGCCCAGGTCTCGATCACATTGTCTTGTTTGAGTTGCTTGGCCGTGTCGTTGAGGCGCTCGGTCATGCTGCCTGAAGCCAGCAAGGCGTCAGTGAAGTCACGCATCACCGGCAGTAAGGCCGAAGCAATGGTGTTGTAAAGCGACTTCTTCCTGCCCTCCAGGCGCACGAGGTTCTTCTCGTACAGGTCTGCTTCTGCGGCCATCTCGGACGTGACCTTGGCGTTGAGTTCGCCAATTTCTGCCAAGTCCTGCATGAATGGCAGCAGCTCAGCGCCGCGCTTGCCCAGCAGCATCTGGGCTGTTGCCACAGCCTGTGTGCTGCTATCCATGGAATCGAGCTTCTTGGCCAAGTCCAGCATGACTTCGCCGGAGTCGCGCAACTTGCCAGATGAATCGGTGACCTCAACGCCGAGCGATTTGAACAAGTCGGACTGTTTTTGGCTGCCGCCAGCCGCTTCGAACATGGCTTTGGAAAGCTTTTGCAAGCCACCGCCGACCTCTTCCAAACTGGTACCCGAAAGTTTGGCTGCCGACTTCAAGCCCGAGAGTGCTTCCACCGTGGCACCGGTCTTCTTGGCCATCTGGTCAAGTTCGCCCGCAGACTCAATCGCTCCCTTGATGCCATCGGCAAAGGCATCAAAGGTATATGCCGCCGCCATGGCCATCACTGCGCCTTTGACTGCCTTCATGGCGGTCTCCGAAACATTACCAATGGTGTCCATGGCTTTTTTGGCCATGAATTCGGCCTTGTTCAGGTCGGATTCAAAGCGGGCGACATTGGCCTCGAGGCTGACCACGAGACTAGCGAGGGTTGCCATGATGGGCTTATTCCTTTTACTTTTTGCCCAAGAGGGCTGAGATCAATCGGCTGTGCGCCTCAACATCAAAGTGTTCGTCTGGCGCTGCATCGGCATCTTTGGTTGCGGTGGGCTCTGCGGTACGCAGTCCCGGCATGAAGTCATCGGCCTGGTACGGGTCCTGACCTTCGCGGCGGTGGACGTTGGCCAGCGTGGCGCATACCTGACCGAAGCCAAAGTCAGCGCGCATATCCGGCAGGCCTTCCAGAGAGGCAAACGCCATCCACTCCGCTACCTGCTGCGAACTTAGACTCCCGAGGAGATGGTCAGGGTGTTGGAATCCAAGGGCAAGGCAGAGTCGGAAGTAGAAACGGCGCTCGGGACGCCGCTGGAGTTTTTTGTGAGTTCCTCCACATCTGCGCCAGACAGGCCATTGAGCTTTTGCGCAATGGCAAAAACCCGGTCTAATGCAGCGCCAGATTTGGCACCGAGCAGATCAACTTCATCGTCGGTGAACAGACGCTGGCCACCTTCATCAATCACAGTCAGCCCCACCAGACGCGCACGCATATTGGTGAGATCAACCTTACGGTCCTTGCCCTCGCCACGGACCATGCTGGCCTCGAAGGCATCACGCTCGCGACCGGTAAAACTGCGCACGCGCACGGCACCACCCCATTCGGGAACCTCGACGTCCTCTGTTTGAAGGTCGTTGGCGCAAAGGATGGCGGATTTAGAAAGTAATGTCATAGGTACTCCAGAAATGAAAAAACCCGCCGAGGTTTTAGCCAGGGGCGGGTTGGTTTGCGGTCAAAGGTCAGCTTCAGGGGCTGACCCGGTTCGTCATAGATTTCGGGCTGCGTGATGCAATCTCAAAATTTCAACATCGTCGCCACGAACGCGGTAAATGGCGATGTAGTTTTTGTGCAGAACCAGCTCACGCGTACCGGGGACGCGGCCAGCCCGGCCCATGCCAGGATGGGCCTGAAGTTTGATCACAGCGGCCTGCAACTCCAGCACAAAGGTGGTGGCGCGGGTCGGGTTGTCTTTGGCGATGAAGCCAGCGATCTCATCAACAGACGCGAGCGCTGTCTTGGTCCACTTGATCAACATGAATCAAGCGCCGTATTTGGCGAACACCGCTTTGACCTGCTTGTCGGTTGCAAATTCGCCTGCATCTGCTTCTTTGATGCCTTCGTGAATGTCACGAATCTGCCAGGATTCACTCTGCACATAGTTGGTCAGCGCATCGATGGCCAAAAAGCTCTTGGTCCGTGCGGTCGCCTTGGCCAGCTCTTCGATCTGGTTGTAAAGCGCCTCGGGCAGGCGTACGTTGATGGTTCTGGCGGTCATGGCGTAACACTCCTGTGCATGTGTAATACAACGCATTATCCACTTCACAAAGCCAAAGGTCAAGGCGGACGGCTTCCCCGAGCAAGAGCCCTTAGGCCCAGGTAGTTAAGCCCAGGTGATTGAGCCAGAGATGCGCAGCTCAGCCGAGCGCCGGATCGCCTGATCCACCGCGCCCTGGCTGTTGAATTTCTTCACGTAGGCCGTGAAAGTTGCTGTGTTGCCGTTGGGCAGAAGCAACTTGAAGCTCTTGGCCACACCGGTCACCAGCGCAGTCATCAGGGCCAATTGACCTGCATCGCTGTTGTCCTGGTCGACCTCGATGGCAAACGCACCCGGATCAAAGAGGCCAAGAATGAATTCCTTGGCCGTCGAGTCAAAGTTGGTGCGCTCAATCTCTGAGGCTGAGCCGTCAAATCCGCTGTAGCTCTTGACGTTGGAAATTTTGGTCCACTGCACAGGGGTTGCCGTGCCGCCACTGGTGTAGGTCGTATAACCAGTCGCGTCCAGTCCAGCGAGGGTGACGATCTTGGTCGTAGGTTCGATGTACTGCACCACGAAGCTGTTGCCGTTGAGCTGTGTGGTGCCAACGACGCCAGCGATAGTGATCACATCACCCTTGTTCAATGCCGTGACCGCTGAGAGCGTGACCCGGCAAGGGTTCGTGAGTGAGACGGCGGTGATGGTGAGCGCCGACCCGGTGGTCGTGGCGATACTGACGGTGGAGCCTTGGGCTGAGATGGCGGTGCTTGGCATAGAGTTCTCCTAAAAGTTATGGCCTGTTAATTAATTCCAGATCGAAAAATCCAAAATCACCCGGTGCAGCAATGCCTCGGGCTCGAATTGGTCTTGCTCAAGGAGCAAGACGTGGGTGATGGAACTGCTTTTCATGGCCGCTTTGACCGTCTCAGCTAAGGCAACGGCAGCGGCGTAGGTGGTGTCAAAGCAGTCCACCTGCAGGCGGGTGTTTTCAATGGGTGCGCCGTCGGCCAGGGTGTTTTCTGGTGCGCTGGATACGCGGGCATAGACCACGTAAGGCTTTTGCACGTTGTTGGGCGCAACGTTCGGAAACACCCTTCCCCCGGCCACACCTGCGAGGGCCGCGAAAAGGTCTTGCTGAATCATTTTTTGATCTACTTTTTCAATTCACGTGCAGCTTGCTCAATGCGCTCAGCAAGCCGTGTCTTGATAGCTGATAGCGCATCGTTTTTCTTCATGTCAAAAGCAGGCCGTAGAAACGGGCGCGCGGACATCTTTACGGTCCCAAACTCCACAAAGCGCCAGTACCAAGCGTCTTGCGAAAGGTTTCCCTTCTTGCCTTGATTGCGGTACTTCTTGCCATGCCGAACCGTCACAAAGAAGGTCTGCTTGTTCTTGTTCGACAACTCAGGGATCTGTCTCAAAATCACCGAACGCTTCAAAGTGCCGGGCGGTGGCTGGTTGGGTCCCAGATCGCCCGTGGCAACAGGAGCTTGCAACTTAGCCTCATCGCGGATCACTTTTGCTCCGGCATAGACCGCTGCACGCAATCCGTTCTTGGCCACCCGGTCAGGCAACTCTTTCAAAGCCTTGGCCAAGGCATCAAGGCCCTGAATCTGAACGCTCTCGTACTTAGCCATCGTCCAGACCCTCTGAGGCCAGCAGCGTGACCAATACATTGCTCTCGTCCTCGTTCAACGCCGCGTGGATGTTGAAGATGCGAGCTTTGTAGAGCGCTCGGTATCCAGACACAACGCGGGTATCGGTGAGACTTGACTGATAACGCACAGTGATTTGGTGGGAGATTTCGCTGGCCATGCGCTGTGCACTTTCCAGCTCGCGCCCCGTCAAGGGCTGTATGTCGGCCCAAATAGTGGCCACATTCAGCCAAGTGCGGACCGGACCGCCGTAGCTGTCTTGCGCATTGCTCTGTCGCTGCAAGGTAATGCGCCGATTTAACTGACCCGCTCGTAATGAACTCATGGGATCGCCCTCATACGAAAGCGACCTTGTAGGGGTCAAGCAAACCATCAATAAATGGGAGCGCTTCCACGCGGCCGCGACTTAGAACTGCTATCTCTTCGCGATGGGCATAAAGGCTGCCGACACGCAACTTGATCCAACTCTTGATTCCCTCTGGTACCTGGACGGCACTGCCATACCCGGCATCGAAGGTGACCGATACCGCACCAATCTGCGGCAAGCACACCGGCCAGATCTGACCAAACACGGGAGTGATCCGTGCAGGCTCACAGGCGGTATCCACTGTGTAGGTGGCCCCAGGCATGACCTGCAGAGCAGATCCCATGTCCAAGTAATTGATCGAAACGACAGACTGCACCGGCGTCTTGAACAACAAAATGGCGTGGCCCGGCAAGCTGAAAGCTTGACCTGCGGGTACGCCCATCAGAGACGGTCCAGGAAAGCAGTCGAGCACTTGCTTCCAGCGGGCAGTGGTGAACTGCCTGCCGGTCAGAGTCTCGGCTGCTTGACGGGCTGCAGTGATGAGCGATGCGATCAGCATGTCATCCTCGTCAAAATCCACCCGCAGATGGAGTTTGGCTTCCCAAAGGGATACCGGCTCCTCAGAAGGTGGGGTGACGAGTTGCAATGGCATTTAGATCACCTGAACCACAGCAGCCTGATTGCCCACGTCTGCGGGTGCATAGCGGGGGTTGATCCCAAGCAGCTGGGCCGAGGTGATGCTGGCGGCCACGCCAACGGTCACTGTGACGCGCACAAAACCAAAGCCGTTCACAGTGTCAAGCTCTTCAGGCTTGACATTGACGAGCAACTGTTTGTTATCACCCGTGGCTTTGACGATCTGGGTGATCGCTTTGCCGCTGATGTCTTTGGCACCTGTGCCTGAAATGTCCAGCGCCTGCTGCAACTTGGCGTCGACAGTAGCCGACGTGCCAAGCACGCCGGTTTGTACCACCGCCAAAAAGGCAAAGTAATTGGCGACTGGCACCCAGCCTGTACTGGCTGCACCAGCCGCCTGCGAAGCAGGATCGATCGTGGCGAGCACTGAAAGCAGTTCACTGCCTTTTGCATTTGGAAACATTTGTTTTCTCCTTTGAGGTCTTGGGATTTAGCGAGCGCCAAGCTGAATAAACGGCGACATCGTGGCGCTGCCCTTGGCGGGCGTGATCGCGGTGGAAATCTTCGATTGGCCATCCATGCGAAAGGTCGTCCTAAATGCGGTCAAGTCCGCATCGAAGTACAAGTGCATGGACGTGGCGGTCTGCATGCCACCCGCTTTGGTGATGGTCTGGTAATACTTCAGGTCCACCAGCAAGATGTCACCCTGTGCGGAGAAGGTGTTGGCGTGTTGGGACACAAACACCGGGCGACCCAGCAGCGTGCCGTAGGGAGAGACCTGAATACCGCCAACGTTCAATCCGGTTGGCAGGTAGATCGGGTAGTTACCCAAGGTCAGGGTGAACAATGCTGGCAACACGTCGTTGTTGACAATCCACACCGCGTTGGCGAATGAGCCTGTCGGCAGACGCGCAATCATCTTGGCCAGGTTTTGCGGAAGCAGCGTTTGCGTCAACTGCCCAGTCTCCTTGGCCACATTGACCGTAGCGCCAGCATTGAGCGCGCCTACCGGTACGCCAGAGCCCGACCCGAACAGGATGGATTCATTGGTTTTCCAGCGAATGGACAGTGCAATTTTTTCGGGCAGATAGGTCGACAAGGCATTGGCGTCTTCCAGCAACTCATCAGTCGTCGGCACCAGGGCCATCAACTTCTTCAGCCGCAACGTAGACAGTCCCAACACGGGCTTGGTGGTGACCGCAGGAGCCGCTTCGCCTTGCCAGTAAGCGCGAATGCCGTTGGTGCCCCAGGGTGTGGTTTCATCTTTGGGAAACGCCATGGTGTTTCCGCTGATTTCCACGTTATCGGTCAGCGGCAGCAACGAGTCCTCGCCCAAAGACAGCTGAAAAATCTCCTTTGAGAACTGTGGCGGTACAAAGAAGCCACCGTCTTGGCCAGAGCCTTCACTGCCAAAGGTGGCTGGAGCGGCAGCACCACGACCGCTGCCAATCAGCAGGCGATCGTCTATCGGGTTGCCTGGCTTTTGCGCATGGCAGACGTTTTGCAAAAAGTCACCCAAGCTCTGAAAGCCATGTTTGGGATCAAGTTCTCGGTTGTCGCTCACCATCACACTGGGGAAAGCGGAACCATGACCAGCTCCCAGATGGATACCCATCTGGGCTTCCTCAGAAATCAAGGCCGATTCGCGGTCAATAGCCGCCGAAGCGGTTTCAATTCGACTCTTAAGTCCATTGAACTTGATCACTTCCTCATCTGAGAGATCTCGGTTTTCTTGTGCGGCGATGTCGGTTAAGGCACGCGCCTCTTTGACAAGGTCAGACTTGCGAGCTTGAAGCTCGCGCAATTGCTTACTCATTTGGGTTTCTCCAGACGTAAAAAAGCCACCTCTTGGGTGGCGGGATTTCAAAGATTAAAAAATGCGCGAAGCTAGTCGAGCATCAAGGTTGCGACCTACGGGTCGCCGTTCGGACTGGAGGTGCTCAACGGAGCAACTCCTGAGCAGTCCAAATTACAAAATCCCAAGCTCAGTGCGGGCTTGGGCCAAGCGGGAAGTTTTGGGTTTGACAGTTGGACTGGCCTTAGCACTTAACGCTGCATCTTTTTGCATCTTGCTCAAGACCTGATCAAAGCTGGCGATGCCGTCCACCATGTTTTGTGCCAAAGCCGCATCAGCGCCCAAGACACGGCCTTGGCCCATGCCCTCTCGTACCTGAGTGATGGGCACACCACGCCCCTTAGCCACAGCCTTGGTGAACGATGCGTAATAGTCATCAACGCGGGACTGCATAAATCCTTGTGCTTCTTCGTCCAGGGGAGCGTATGGATTGCCCTCGACCTTGAACTTGCCCGCCGATATGAGCGTGGTTTTAACGCCTGCCTCATCCATGGCTTTGCTGTAGTCCTGGTGTGCCTGCCACACGCCAATTGAGCCGACTTCGCCACCGGCGGTGACGTAGAACTCACTGGCCTGGGAGCCGACCCAGTAAGCGGCCGAAGCTGCCAGACTGTTCGCAATCGCCACCACGGGCTTTTGTGCACGGGCACTCAAAATGGCATCGCTCAACTCAGAGACGCCATAGACACTGCCGCCCGGGCTGTCGATATCGAGCAGAATCTGACTGACCGCCTCATCGGCAACGGCTTGTCTGAGCATTTGGGTGACGATCTGGGTGCTGACCATGCCAGGGCCGGAGACGTCATCCACCATATTTCCACGCTGTGTGATGACGCCGTAAATAGGGATGACGGCAATGCCACCACCCGAAATGGCAGCCGAGGTCTGTCTGCGGGTGTCCCGCAGAACACGGTCTGTTTGGACCTGAAACATGGCAGCGTCGCTGGCAGGCACGCCTTGTGACCAGCGTGAAATGACAGTGGCCAGAGCACTTAATCGCTCAGGCATCAAGGCCCAAGGCGTTGCCATAAATTCAGCGACTAATAGTTGGTTTTTCATAAATTCTGTCCAAGGGAGATAAGTGATTCGGTGAGCTGTTTTTGATCTAGCGGCTCGTCTATTTGGCTTGCCCAAAGCTGAACCTGGTCTAGCGGTACGGCCAAGGCTTGGGAGATCAACAAGATGTCTTTTTCTGCCACATGATCTGATCGGCCGATGCGGCGAGCAAGTCGCTCAGAGGTCGTTTTAACAAGGGCGCTATATCGCCCACTGAGTCGAGTAACACTCTCATCCTCCGAATGCTCGATCGCTTTTTGCTCCGGTGGCTCTGCCGCTTCTGCTTGTGTATCGATTTCCAAATCCTCTGCCGCGTTCTCCTCGACCATATTGAGTGGTCGTAGTGGCTGATCAAGTCCTTCAATGGGATTAAGGTTTTCTGCAATGCGTGCTTCGTTGCGCGTCAGCCAGCCGTTTTGAATTCCACTTTGGTAGTAGCTTGAGCGGCTGGACGCATCACCGCGCATCAGATTGGCAAAATCAAACTCAATCTCTATATCGTCACTCTCAAGAAGTAACTCAGATTGAATGCTGGCCTCCCAGCGCTCAGCCCAGGGCGTCATGGTGTGCATGACGAACTCCAAACTCTGCTGCTCGATGTTGGAGAAGGTCGCTCTATCAAGATCAGCAATCATGTGCGGTGGCACACGAAAGAGCCTGGCCACGTCGGTGATCTGAAACTTGCGCAGCTCCAGAAACTGGGCGTCTTTGTTTGTGACGCCCACTTCGTGAAACTTCATGCCGTTCTCCAACACCAGGACCTTGCCCCGGTTGGAGCCGGACTGCGCCTGCTGATAAGACTCACGAAACACCTTCTTGGCCTCGGAGTCCTTGAACGAGCCAGGGAATTCAATCCACCCTCCTGTGGGCTTGGCGTCATTGGCAAAGAAACGTGCGCCGTAGCCTTGGGCTGCTAGTGCAGTACCCAGATTCTCCCGGGCAAGCTCAATCGGGCTCATACCCATCAACCCATCTGAAGATAGGCCACGCAAATGCCAGACCTCACCTCTTGGCAAGATCACCTCAGTGCCAGAGCGGTCACTAATTCGGTAGCGGTATTCACCTGAGGGCAACAACTCAATCTTGACCCGGTCCGGATGTATCGGCATGAGTTCGATGATCTCGCCACGCGGGTTGGTGATGATCTGGTTGTAGGCGTTACCTCGCAAAGCCAGGTGGCCTTGCAGCATCTCGCGCCACTCGAATGGATTTTGAAACCGGTTCGGCCGCTTGGCCATCAATCGGTAAAGCCAGTGGTCCGTGACCCTGTCCTTGCCGCCGTCAGGGCGACGCTGGTAAACCACCAACGGCAGTGATGCAATTGTTTCGGCCAGGATCCGTACACATGCATACACAGCAGCTAGGCGAAGCGCGCTATCGGGCGAGACGCGCATGCCACTGCCACTTCGCGCAGATATCGACTCAAATGAAAAGTCACCCCATAGCGAACGATCTCCACCTGAGGCGTTGGAACTACCAGATCCTCGATAGCGATCAAAAAAGCTAAACAGTCCCATCAGTTCAAAGCAGCATGAGTTCGTAGTCGGATCCCAGCACCACCGAGTCCCCCGGTTTGATCGCGCGCGAAAGCGCCATGATCAGTGCCACGATTCCGTCGATCTTGTTTTCTGCTCGCTCCTTACGCGGGTAAATGTTGTCTTTGGCATCCAGGTGGGCCACTACGTTGCTGACCATCCAGCCCAGCACCGGGTCCCCGTCGTGGACCAATTTCTTTTGAAGCACCAGGGCTTCAAGCGTTTTCATCGGCTCTGAAAAGTTCAGCACCGTCGGACGCACTTCAATCATGGGCAGACCCTCACTCATCATTCGGGTCGAGAGTTGCGTCGCCTGAAACGGATCAAATGCAACGGCCTGCACCGCAAAGCGCGAGGACAGATCATTCAAGTCAGCTTCGATCCAACTGAAATCAATCACATTGCCCGGCGTCACGGTGAGGCGTCCGGTGTGCATCCACCCCGGGTACTGGCTGTTACCGTTGGCATTGACCGTGTCCTCTGGCAGGTAGTACTTTCCAAAGACCGCGAATGCGTCGGCGATCTCAGGATGGGCAAACACGATCACCAAGGCGGCAATGTCCGTCTTACTGGCCAGGTCCAGGCCCACCCAGCAGGGCTGGCCCGCAAAGGACTCGATGTCCAGGTCCTGATCAGCGCAGGCGTCCCAGGATCGCATGTCCATCCATGCAGTGTCGGCGTTGACCCACTCGTTCAAGTGTTTGGTCTTGAAGTTGTTCATCGCACTGGGCAACTGCATGGCCTTGGCCTGCAGCGGTCCCAGAATTTCCGGGCGCACCGAGATGCCCCAGTTGGGGTTGGCCTTCATCAGCGAGTCTTCGCTGGTCCAGTCGTCCCCATCGTCCAGCCCGTAGACGATGCCAAACTGGCTGTCATCCTCAAACACGCCATCGAGCAGCCGGGTCACAAAGGTGCGCACCTCGTAGCAAATGCCTGAGCGGTTGCTGCCTGCGGTGGTGATCACCCACAGAAGTGAGTTGTCTCGTTTGCCGGTACCGGTCTCCACCACGTCATAGACAGTGCGGGTCTTGTGGGCATGCAATTCATCGATACAACCGAAGTGAATGTTCAGGCCATCGAGCGTTGAACCCTCGGCTGAAAGCGCTTCAAACTTGGATCCCGTCTGCAGCACGTTCATGTTGTGCGCGCCGACGTTGACAGAAAACCGACTCCGAAACCCTTGTGACCTGCGCGCCATGGTCTGCGCATCACCAAAAACAATGCGAGCCTGGTCGCGGGTGGTGGCCAAGGAATAAACCTCGGCACCGCCTTCGCCGTCAGCGGCCAGCATGTACAAAGCAAGCGCAGACGACAGCGTCGACTTGGCGTTGCCGCGTGGCACCTCGATGTACGAGCGCCGAAAGCGGCGATTGCCGTCGGGCTTGACCCAGCCGAACACGGTGGTCAGGATGAACACCTGCCAGGGTTCTAACTTGATCGTCTCACCTGCCAGCGGCCCTTTGACGTGGGGCAGCCGCTCAATGAACGCGCACAGGTTGTCGGCGGGATGGAACTTCCGCCCGTCCTTGTCGGTGAGCTTTGGGTTGAACTGGTAGGGACTTGCCTTGCCCTTGAACTTAGCCAGATCGTTCAACTGTCGTTGGCATGCACGCTGGACCCATTTGCAGGTCAGGATGTCACCGGCAACGACTGCTTGCGCATACTTTCGGGCGACTGCTGCGTAGCTTTGCAGCCGACCTAGACCGTGTACATCCATGTGTTTACATTCACTTCTTCTTGGGTTAAGATGTACACGTACATCCAAACGGGGTTCACCATGGCCAACACCAAACTTTTCAAGAACGGCAACTCCCAGGCCGTTCGCATTCCTGCCGAACTTGCTTACAGCACGTGGGACGTTGACTTGGTCATCGAGCGCCAGGGGGACGAGTTGCGCATCCGTCCAGCCCAGCGCCGTATGGGCGATGTGCTGGGCAAACTTGCCAAGTTCTCTCCGGACTTCATGGCCCAGGGGCGTGGCGAAAACATTGAGGGCGAGCGAGAAGCTTTATGAATCCGAAGTACATGCTCGACACCAACATCTGCATCTACCTCATGAAGCATCAGCCGCCTGAGGTGCGCGAGCGGTTTGCCCAGTGCTTTGTGGGCGACGTTGTTATTTCTGCTGTTACTTTGGCTGAGCTTGAGTTTGGTATCGCCTGCTCAAGCACTGCGGCACAGGAATCCAACCGGTCGGCACTGGAGAGCTTGCTTGACGACATCAAGGTTGCGCCTTTTGATGCACAAGCTGCCAAGTCCTATGGCCCCATCCGCGCAGCCTACAAAGATCGCAACCGCGATGCCCTTGACAAACTCATCGCATCCCATGCGGTCGCTTTAGGAGTGACACTGGTTACCAACAACGAAGCCGACTTTGTGAACTACGCTGGATTGCGTGTTGAAAACTGGGTAAGCAACCACTAAGATCAAATTTCTTTGACCCCATCCATGATTCATAAGGCCACTTCCATGACTAGCACACCACAGGTGAAGACACCGGCACTGGCTCAGGACCGCTTGGATCAAGTCCGGTTTACGATTGACGAGGAACAAATGCGAAAGTTTGTAGCGCTTTTGGATGCTCCCCCGTTAAACAAACCCAGACTGGCCGCGTTGATGTCCACCCCATCGCCATGGGAACAAAAAACAGACCCACGCTGAAAAGCGGCAGGCTATCCTCAGCCTGCAATATCCGCCCAGGGATCGAGATCGATTTGGGTATCTGTGGGCTGCGTGATGCGCGAGCGCGAAGCTGGGGTAAAGCCCATCTCCACCGCCGCCTTGGTCATGATCTGAGCCTGCTTGTTCGCGATGGCCAGGTACGGCGACTGCATCGGCACACCCGTGTTCGGCGCTTTGATCAGCAGGCCCGTCTTGGTAATTCCGATCTGAGCCTTGCGGTACAGGTCCGCAGCGCAGGACCAGACTTCCAACACGGACATATCGAGTTTGCGCAGCAAATGTTCGGGCGCGCTGTCAATGGCATAGCGCCAGGCTTGCTTGGCACCATCTGACATGTACTCGGGCGGCGCAACCAGATCCCCTTGGGGCTGTGGCTCATGCGGGTTGGTCCTGCACTTTTGCAGGGTTCCCCTGAGCTTTTTGATCTCCGTGGGAAGTGGTTTTCGTCCGGCCATCTGGGTTCAGTCGTTGGTAATCGTTAATATTGAGGCTTCAAACCCACCGGAAAACTCCCAGTGCGCAAAGCCGACGTCATCGCTAAATGCCTCGTTCAGTCCGCTCTTGCGGCTGATCTGAAGGCTGGGCGCGAGGCGGTCCGATCAGCCTTCGACAAGAGCGTGACGGACAAGAGCTTTTCCAAATGGAACAGCGTCGTTGAAGAAAACGTTGCCAACTCCATCATTCGCTCGGTGGGGAAATCCAAAGCGATCAACATCGAAAAGTTCATCGCCGATCTCAACTGATCAGCAGGTTGTGCCCACCGGCCATGCCTGGTATCAGGCCGCCTGCGGGGCATCCCCCCTTGGTTTCAATTTGCACGCGCAAAAATCTTGGCAGGCGCACGCATCTTTGGCCGCCGTCTGTAGAGATTCAGACCCCCCGGGGAGGGTGGTCAGCCTCGCCTTGCGGTTTCACGCGCCGTCTTTCGGTTGTGACATGAGACGCACAGGCCTTGCAGATTGACCCAGTCAAAGCGCTCACCGCCCTCCTTGAGCGGCCTGATGTGGTCAGCAACCTTGGCAGCCACCACCAGACCCGCCCCCTTGCACGCCACACACAACGGGTGTTCACGCAGGAAGGCCGCACGCACCTCACGCCAGCGCACCGACTGGTAAAAGCCCACCTCGGCATCAAAGCCACGCCTGGCACGCCCGTAGTCCCGGTGCACCTGGGTACGGTGTTGATCGCAATAGCCCGGCTTGTCCAGAACCAACGCACAGGCGGGATGTCGGCATGGTGTCGGGGCACTGCGGGGCATAGCGGCTTATTCCCCACTCATTCAAAAAACTAATCGGATTTGATGCGGGTATTGCTTGGCTTCACTGGGGTTCAGAGCGTTCATAGGAACGTCATCAACAACCCAAGGAGCTTTACAAATGACCTACACCACACAGTTCACCGTCGACGAGGTCGGGTTCATACAGATCGCGCTCACCAAGGTGCTGGCAGCCGCCGCACGCGGTGAGCTTGACCTCAACCTGCTGGCCCGCGAGGAGCTGGCCTCACGCGGCCTTGACACCCAAGGCGAGTGGGTCGGCTTTGACCGCGCCCGCCAGATCCACCAGGTGCGGGGAGCCAAGTGATGGACGCCAAAACATTGGAGCGTCTGCTCAACCAAATCGCCGCAGAGCATCTGCACATCG